AACTGTGACTTCATAAAGTTGGTCATGGTAGCCGTCATCTTACCAAACTCGCTATCAGCACCAGTAAGTCCAGCCATTGCTTCCTTAACAGCCTTTGCTACCTTTGCGTCAAGTTCTTCGGTCGATGCACCGCCGTTACCGCCGTTGCCACCGTTACCACCATTTCCACCACCATTCTCAGGATGCTCTTTCTTGTAGTCTTCCAATGCCTTTGCTACGGCAGTCTGAATACGAGTCTCAACATCTTTCTCATGCTGACCTGCATACTCTTTTGCGTAGTCTGCTTTGAACTTCTCTGTGAAAGCCTTTTCGTCGTGACGCTTCTGACCTGCAAACTGAATCAGTGTTGCAACTGGAAGTTTCCACGTCTCTTCGGTAATCTTAGAGTCGTCTGCGAACATTGTCAGGACACTTTCGGCAATACCCTCAAATGTCTTGTCACTAATGACCTTTGCGTTGTCTTCTCCAACCTTGGTCCTCAAATTCTGAATGAGAATGTCTTTCTCCATATAAAAATAGTTTTTGTGTTGGTTGTGACAGACGTTTTTCGTCTGCTTTGTAAAGAATTTTCCGCAAATATAGATGAAAAATGAAAAAATATCTGATTTTTATTTTGGTAATCTTTTGTTTACCAATCAAAATCTCAGATTTTTAAGGCTTTATATCTAAATTTGCTGCAAAAATGTAAAGATAACAGAAAGTTATGGAAGGTTTTACAGGACTATACACCCTCGACGGAAAGCCTATATACTCTAAAGCCTTTATTGAGGAACTGAGAGAAAAAGAGAGCAATAAGAAGACTTCAAAGTATTTTATTGCTCAACGTGGCGCACAGGAAGTCGGACTGAGTAGCACCGTTGACATTATTGTCTTCGGTGGCAACCGAGGTGGCGGCAAAGCCAACCCCTACTCAACACCTGTTGCTACACCATCAGGATTCAGAAAGATGGGCGACCTCGAAATTGGCGACTTGATTTGTACGCCGTATAATGGTGTGCAGAAAGTCAGCAACATATTCGAGCAAGGCGTTAATACCGTTTATGTGTTCCACTTCGACGATGGAACAAGCGTAACGTGCATGGATAATCACAGGTTCTGGGCGCGAACTTCGCCAACTGAAGACTTCCACGAAATGACAGCTCGCGATATCATGGATTACTACGCCATTGACAGACCTTATCCTCTTTCACTGAGACGTGGCAACACAAATTACATAGAGTTTCCGCTTTGTGGAGAGGTGGAAATGAGCGAGAATGTAACACCTGTTGACCTGCCTATACACCCCTTTGTTCTTGGTTATATCTCTGGTACTGGATTCTGGAACTTCTCAGTTTCAGGTATCAAACTGTCAAAAGACCAGTTTATAGCGAGAAAAATATATAGACTTGGCCATAAGGTACGGATCAATTCAAAGGATGGCTTCTATTACTTGCGCGGTCTCTCAGACGAAAACAGACGAAAGATAACTACAAGCAGACAGGAGCAGCCAGCACGTATTCCTAATGATTATAAAACGGCTTCGATACAATCACGATGGGAATATCTGAAAGGTATTATGTTCAGGAACGGACGTTCTATGCACAAGCATCCGTATCTGGCTCTTCCAAATAAGCAACTGATTGAAGACGTTGCAGAAATAGCACGTTCACTTGGTATATGGGCGAGAGTTTCACAGATAGAAGACGAGCCAGAACGTATCGGATTCTGGAAAGTTTCTTTTGTTGCGCCCGACGATGGTGAGTTGTTCGTGAAACACAACTTTAAGATACGCGCACACGTCAATGCCGATACACCGACAAAGCCGAATGCAAAGAATGTACTGACAAAGAAACTCCAGTACATATCTAAGTCAAAACATCGTCAGAACTGTCGTTGCATCACCGTCACAGGACGCGACCACCTCTATATGACTGATGCCTATACCATCAACCACAACACCATAACGATGTTGATGGAGCCGCTATATGACATCAAGAACAAACACTTTAACGGTATCATATTCCGAAAGAACAAAGACGATTTCGAGAATATCATCAATGAGTCAAAGCGTTGGTATGCAAAACTTGGTCGTTACAACAAGTCGAAAGACGATATGACTTGGAACTTCAAGACGGGTGCAAAACTTGGTCTTACCATTTATGATATGCCAATGTCTGACTTCGACACAAAGTATCGTGGTCAACAGTTTTGTTCCATCGGTATCGACGAGTTACCTCAGATGCCGTTTGAAATGTTCAAGTTCTTAATGACTTGCTGCCGTAACACAATCGGCGTACATTCTCGCATTCTTGGAACTTGTAACCCTGATCCGCTGTCATGGCTGAGAAAGTTTATTGATTGGTGGATTGGTAAGGAAGATACAATTTATTCCGATGGACTCATGCACCCTGAACGAAAAGGTTTTGCCATTCCAGAACGTGACGGTGTTGTCCGCTACTGCTATATGCCCGATGATTCAGTTGATAACATCATCTGGGGTGACACTCCAGAAGAAGTTTACGAACAATGTCGTGAAATGATTGACGATGCCTGGGATCCTGAATGGGAACAGTACGGATATACCAAAACTTCATTCTTTGTCAAGTCCGTTACGTTCAAGAAAGCCGCTCTGAATGAAAACAAGGCTCTGATTAAGAGTGACCCCGGTTACATCGCTTCACTTCTGAACCAACCGCCAGAAGTTCGCGCAAGAGAGTTTGACGGAAACTGGGATATTATAAGAATGGGCGACGATATGATTCAAGCCTATCATCTTGATAAGATATTCCAGAACGCACAGATGATTGGTGACGGTGTTCGCCGTGCAACCTGTGACGTTGCAGGTGACGGTGGCGATAACTGTGTGACGTGGCTCTGGATTGGAAACCACGTCGCAGATGTCTATGTATGTCGCCGCGACCCGTTCACTACCGTCGGACTGATAAGGGCGAAACTTCAGGAATGGGGAGTTTTGGAACAGAACTTTGCCTATGACCTCAATGGAATGGGTCAAGTTTTGAAGGGTGCTTTCCCAAGAGCCGTACAGTTCAACAACCAAGAGGCGGTTGACCAGAAAGATAAATACCTATACGATAATAAGAAGTCTCAGTGTGCGTATAAGTTTGCAGAACGGACACAGCAAGAGGGATGGAGCATTGAGCCAACTCTTTTGAAGAGAAAATATAAAATCGGTAAGGAAACGAAAACTCTTTATGATATTCTTCAGCTTGAACGTAAATGCGTGAAACAAGATATGTCGAAAGAAGATAAGGGCTGGTGTCTGATTCATAAAGAGCAGATGAAGAATAAAGCAATCGTCGGACACTCACCAGACTTCTTCGAGGCTTTGTTTATGAGAGAAATTTTCGATATCAAGCATACTCAGGCTGTGATTCCGAAATGGCTCAAAGGCAGAAACGGAAGAAGTCGTATCAGAACCGTGCGAAAACTCACTCCCAAATACAGATCATAACTAACACAAAAATGATATGGATGCAGTATTAGAAACAACGAACAAAAAGTTAAGAGACCTTCTTACAAAGAAGCCTTTTACGAGAGTTTTGCCTGATGGTCACTACGATCACGGCTATGTCTGGAACGAAGTTTCGGAAGTTCCTGTAACCCCTGACAGGTTGCGACGGAAGATAGTTACGCAGGAAGATTTCTTGCGCGAACTCGACCCCGCTGGCCACCTTATCAATGACAGAGAGTTATATCCTGACATCTGGCAGGAGAATGAAGACGATGGAAAGTGGTATATCCAAGAGATTCCTCGCTATGCCTTCTCCTACCAACAAATCATTCTTGTCAAGCACCTCACACATCTTTGCGGTAACGACGTTCAGTTTGAACTTTCTGACAAGTCTGTCTCAGAAGAGACTCGCAAAGTCTTCACTGAGTTTAAGAACGGTTGGGCTAACAAGAATATGGAGGTGGCATGGTATCAACTGGCAAAGTCTGTAAAGGCAACAGGTGACGGTGCTTTCGTAGGATTCTTAGACAAAGGTAAATTCGGATGGAAAGTTTTGTCATTCCTCAACGGCGACAAACTCTTCCCTCACTACGACCTCAGAACTGGAAAACTCAACACGTTTGCGCGTACTTATTGTAATTACGCAGAAGACGGTAGTATCACCAAGCGTTACATTGACGTATGGGATGATACCTACTACTATCGTTTCGTAGCCGATGGTGATCCAACGTCACTACTTGACAAGGCAAAGCAACTCATATTCAAACTATTCAATACGGATGGGTATAAACTGGAATGGATGGAAACTCACGGTTTCGACTCTATTCCTGTTGCTTATATGCGTGACGATAACGGGCCGTGTTGGACGTTCTCTGAGGAAACTATTGAGAATTACGAGGTGGCTTTCTCTAACCTCGCTCACTCCAACCACGACTTCGGTCTGCCTATCATGTACGTAAAGGGTGAGGGCAGTGAAGAGGTGACTACGAAAGATATGTCATACGCTTCAAAGATCATGCTTCTGCCATCTGACGGAGAAATCGGATTCCTGAACCGTCAGGATGCTTCCAATGCTTACAAGGCAGAACTTGACAAACTCGAAGACAATATCTACAAACAGTCATTCGCCGTCAAGACTCCTGAACTGAAATCGGGCGACACACCAGGCGTATCTCTGAAGATTATGTATTCGGATGCCTACGAAAAGGCTATGACCGATGCACAGGAGTACGACGGCTGTGTTGATAAGATGATTGATATATTCAGTTGGGGTTACGGCATAGAGGCAGAAATGCGTCTGGCTTTCATCAACACGAATATCCGTCACTACATCGAGCCTTATATCCACCTCAACATTACTGAACTTACGACAAACCTGAACACTGCAGTCGTTGGTGGTTTCCTCTCGAAACAGACAGCTTCGGAGAAATTGCCGTATGCAACACCGCAGGAATGGGAGCGTATTCAGGCTGAAAAGAAGGAAGAGCAGATGCAGGAACTCTTGCTTACTGAGCAGAAACTTGAAATCCAGTCTGATATCGCTATCGAACAGGCAGAGGCTATTGCCGACATCGAAGCACAGTACACGGAAACGACTACTACGACAACGGCAGACGGTCAGAAAAAGACTCAGGGCAAAGCCCGCACCCGTACAAAAGGTAGTGTAGCCACTGGCAGAGGCAGAAAGAACCGCTCTGGAAAGCAATGGGATGAAAACGGTAACGAGATTGATCCCATGACTGGCTTGGCTAAATCAAAATGGGATAAGTACAACGAGACACACTAATTTATGAGTAAGGTAGTCATAAAACTCGACACAAAGAAGTACCAAGCACCGTCGCAACAGGACATCGACGCTGCCAAACAATTCATCCTGCAACGTGAAGAGAATGCTCGAATGTTGGAGGATAAGATTGATGAACTATTGGCTGATGCGGCTGAGAAAATCGTCATTATCTGTTATAGATACGATGTTGACCCTCAGAAACTATATATCGCCAGTGGCTTCAACGAGCAGATGATGAACGAGATTGCGGAAGTTATGGACGAACTCGAAGAGGAAATACTTGCTCTGATGCAGGAATATGCGACACGTTCTACCAAAGACCGTGACCGTATCAATGCACTCCTGCTTTGGATGGCAAGTCTCGGACGTGGCAACCGCAACCTACGCGATACGCTGGATGGCTACCTCTACAAATTTATGAAAGACCTCGAAGCCGCAATAGCCGCATTGAGATTTGCTGATGCTACCATGGCCGATGCCGTCACTAAGGTAAAAACAAATCTGCATACCATATATACCATGCCTGAAGTGATGGCTGCATTCAAAAATGCGTCTGAGTTTGCCGCTACCTATATCCAGAGTCGCGGCGTACAAAAAGGTGGCGTTGGACTATCGAACAACGGTAGTACCAACGTCACCAATATGGCACGGCTTACACTGCAAATGGTGTGGATGCGTTCACGTCGTTTGGAAATGGAAGAGGATGGAGCTGCTGGTTTCTATGTTCTCAGAGGTAGTAACTATCCTTGTGACTATTGCGATTCAAAGGTTGGCTTTCATCCTATGACCGACATAGACTACTTTCCACCGTTTCACGGACATTGTTGCTGTTATGTCGTACCAATCTTTACATTAACTGATATTATTTGATTATGGAACTATCAAAACAAAAACAGACTGAGGCGAAGAAACTGAACGTAACTATTCAGTATCTCGTAATGGCTGACTTGCAAAGTATTGGCTATTCAGAAGAAGATGCCTATGCCATTGCATTCCCTGAAAACGAGGCTTTGGCAACACAACAGAACTCCAGTATTCGCCAAAACATTATCGAAAGCGCGAAATACAAGAAACTTCTCGATAATCGCAGACAAAGAGTTAAGGATGGAGTGGCAACTCCAGTTTCTCTTGATGAAGTCGAACTCGTAAGCACTGAGGAAGTATTGAAAGAGATTTTGCGCTCGGCAAAACAACAGCCTATCGGATCAAAGGAACGTGCTGACCTCTACGCAAAGTATAACGACATCAAGAAAGAGAATGAACAAGGTACTGAAGACGAAACCGATGCAATAAGTTTCTTCTTCCCCGCCAAATGTAATCAGTGTCCGCTTCTTTATGCGTATAACGAGGAAATGAAGAAGAATACAGATTCTCAGGGAAAGATTATTCGACCCGTAGAAATGGGTAGAGTGATCAGACTGGCACAAACGATTATTCAAGCGGCGATTGATGCAGCAGAATAAAAAAGTGGTCGAAATTGACCACTTTTTTTATTTCCACAACTCTTTATTCTGTTCAAGCCATTCCTCTTCATTCGAGGCATTCCAACTTCCGTGATGAAGATGCAGGATAAAGTCTGAGATTCTTAGGTGTCGCTCTGGTAGGTTGTGATTGTGACAGTCCTCATAGAACCAACAGCCAGTATCATAGAGCATATTCGGTCGTTGACGGCTCAAAAACCACATCTTTTCACCGTTGAAGTATCTGATACCATATTTACGAATGAGTTTGACATTGATATAGCATAGATAAGGCAACACTCTTGGCAGAGGTATATTCCATCGGTTGTGATGCAAGTCGATGTTACCAACCCAAGCACTGCTATCGTCAAAGAACGTCGTAATGTCTTTCTTGACAAGAACGTCGCTATCCATGAGCACGAAACCATCTGGGAAGAGGTCAAAGCACTTGTCAATGGTAAGACAATGCCTGGCACTGCCATAATTGTTCTCAGGACATGGATATTTGTTTGGAAATTGGTCAAGGAACTTATCAAAGTCTATCAACTGACCTTTGGTATTGTCAATGACCTCCACATCATCGAAAACATTCTCAAAAGGTTGTTTGTCGGAATTGTCAAAGACATAGACCTTGCAATTCGGGGTGTGCTTTCGCAGAGACAGTATTGCGCATTCGGTAAGACGCTGTGTGTTGAAGTTCACGATAACGACATTCCTATGCTCTGGGATTTGTCTCGGCTTCAAGCCAGTCAACTCACGCATGATCTGGTCTTTTTCCTCAGTCCATTCGTTATAGCAGAAGAAACGGTCTGCATACTTGCTTCTGAATTGTTCGAGGTTTAACTTATTACCCGTACCTTTCTGCCACTTATTCGTAAACCATTCCTCAACAGTCTTCGTGCAGTAGTGTTTGAGGTAGGCAACGGAATAGTCGTACTTCTGGAACGGTCTTTGCTGGCACGGCTCGGCACATGAATTGCAACAGTTCATCGGATTCGATGGAAGATGCGGATTCAAATAGAACTGAACACAGGAAAGACCGCCTCTGACGATACATTTGACATGGTAATCGTCGGGAACATCGTCGTACTGAACATTCTGGTCAAAAGGCAAAGGCTCTGTAAAACGCTCGGACAAAGAACGGCCATCGTCTCTAACAAGACCGTTATCACCAAAGTTCATCCAGTTAAACAAGACACATTGGTAGCCCTTATATTCAAGCATCAGTGATTGAATGGAGAGACCACTGACGATGTGGAGGTATTCGTCGAAGTCGAAGAAAGCCATCCACGCCCATTCACTACCATATTTTTTGTAAACGTCCTCATAGGCATCGCGCTGGACTCCAGAACGGTTACGGTAATCAAGGATTTCGACAAAGCCACTCTCTATAAAGGGGGAAAGAACGTCTTCAAAATATTCTTCACCGTCTCTGTTATTGTCACAGAGGTAGATTTTGTCGAAACCTAATCGCTGATAATGCTCAACGAACTCACGGGCATAACGGTTCTCGCGCCTGCCAATACAGCAAAGCGCGATACCGTCACCCGTTGTAGGAGAGGTCTTAATTCTCTCTTTCCTTCCTATCTCCATCTTCGGACTCTTCTTCTTTCGCAGACTCAACAATGTACTGCTTGTAATCGGCAATACTCTGCTTCACTCTTGCTAAGAACTCGTCGTATGACAGGAACTTCTTATCTTCTGGCTCATAGCCTTCATCAAGAACTTCGGGGTGCATATAACCATAGACTGCAAGAATGAGGAAGTTTTGGAATACACCAAGACTTATCGAAGTGCAGAAATTGAAATTAGAGAGGAACGAGAAAAGAATGTCAAAGTCTTCCTTACTCTCGGTAGAATAGAGATCAGTCAAAGCCCGGAACATGAGATAGGTCTGAGGTATCTGGACTTTCCATGTTCCGTCAAGGTCTGAGATAATGATAGCCTCAATAGTTTTCTTCTTGTCAAGTTTGATGCGGGTACGCCACATCTTGAAGTTTCCGATGCGGGCGGGCTTGACAAAAGGTATCTCACGACCTTTCTTCTGCTCTTGCGCAGTATCATTTACCTTGTTTTCCATCTTCGATAATGTTTTCAAGTAAGAACTTTCGCAAATCGTTGATAGTCTCAAAGTTTTTGATACCTTGCTCTTCCAGATACCACTTAGCACCTCTGAAGATGCGGCTGGTACTGTCAATGAAGAAAGCGGATTCATGGTCGGAAGACAGAGAAACGTGGTTGCTGACTACTTTTCCGATTTCCTTTGCCAGTTCATCGGCTTTGCCAAACAAATAACGTGCAGGGATGCCGTTTTCGTAA